ATACCTTCCTTCTCAATTTTACCTGCAATAAAAGCGGCGTTAGCTTCTTTCATAGCACATTGAGCCTCAATACTATTTTGTTTAGAGTCAAATCCCGATTTAGGCTGTACTTGTGGCTGTCCTTTGTTCTCAGTTCCAGTAGTTCCTTCAATCTTAACTATCTCCCTACACATAGGGAAGTTAGCACAACCGAAAAATTTACCATATTTACCCTCTTTAACAACCATTGGGATGTTACAATTTTTACAATTCATCTTCATTTAACCTCCTTGTAATTCTATTAGAAACTCTCTCAATCCAATTAATTAACATCTCTCCTTCATAAGGTGGGACTATCTTCTTCAAAGCCTCGTACGTTTGAAGCCTCATTCTAACTTGTTTATATTGTCTCATTCTGCGTTCTCCGTACTTTCCATCTCAGAAATCAAGTCATCAATTACATCAGCTTTAAGTAAAGCTAATCTCTTTAACTCCTTAAGGTTATCTAATTTACTTGGTGTTTTGTTTATTGTTTGTGTTTTCATTGTATTATATTCAAGAATAAGTACTTTATAAATGTTTCTATTTGTTTCAATATATAATATATGGCTAAATTACTGTTTAGAAGTCCACTCTGCTTTTGCTAACTCTACCATAACAGCGTCGTGGTTTAGTGCTACTTGTTTAGTTAGCTCAAGTTTAGGCTCAACACCTACGGGCAGTTTAACGATACATTTTGTTTCATCATTGTTAATTCTTGGCTCTAAACTATTAAATTCTACGAATTGAAATAAGTCCATTTCTTTTAAAGGATAATCTAAGATATAATATTTGTTTTCTATCATGATGGCACATCCGTTGTTAAGTCTGCACTCTCAACATTTACAGTAGTCATATCATTTGAATTACTTGATTTATCTAACAAGGTTGGAATTGTGTCTCCAGTTCCACAACGCCAATAACCTACAAGATTAGCAGATTGGGAATGAGATTGAGGCTCTGCTGGTACTCCTGAATTATACAACTCAGTTATCTCTGTATTATCAAAAGCTTTATTCCATATTGTAACTTCGCATATTTTACCATTATAATAACCACTTGGGGAAGTTCCATAAGCTCCTATTGTAAGCTGTTCGGCTGTTGAATCTATTGAACCTGTATGTGCAAGAGTAGAAGTTTCTGTCCCATTATCAACATTAGCTATAATATTTGTTCCGTCATAAGTTCCTACAAATAAATGCCAATCTCCATCATTAAATTGTGTTGTACCTGGAGTAATAGTTTGATAAGAAACATTTGAATCTCTTATTCCAAATAGACATCTATTTTTTATTCCTCCTGCTCCTCCAACTAACATAATATATGACTCATCAGTTGTTCCCCATTTTCCAACTAAAACCTTATTAGATTGAGTTGTTGTAAACTTTACCCAACACGCAACAGTTATAACATCTGTAATATCTAAAGTTGGGTCGTCATCTGCATAAGCATACTCATTAACTCCGTCTAAAGTTAAAGAATGTGTTAAGCTCCAACTTGTATCATTAATAGATGGGCTTCCATTTTTCCACAAGACACTCCAGTCAGTAGTAGAATCTGCAACTAAACGAATAGCGTCATAACGATTACTAGAAGTTATATTTCCATCATCTCCTACCCCTGTATCTCCACTTGGGTCGTGTATTGTTTGCCCATCTCCACAATTAATAATCCATCCCCCTGAACCAAAACCTGCAACAACAATTTCATCCCCTTGCACTATTGCATCTGGTAAAGTTAAAGATATTTGATTAGAACTATTTGTAATATAATGAGTATTAATTTCTAAAGGTGGTCTAACTTGTCCTGTTTGGTTTATCCAAACATTATTTTGATAATTAGTTTTAACATTCTGAGACTTAACCCCTGAATAGTTTGGCAATACTAAAGCTTCATTTTGAGGGATAGCAAGATTAGGATTAACACTTCCAAAGACCCCATTTTCCCTAAGGATTGTTTCTTCCTTAGTTAATCTTCCTGAGCCTTTACCACCCATTTAATATATACCCGTTTTATCAATCTCTCTAACAATACTTCCTTCTTCTGGTATAAGATTCATCTCTCTCCCAGTCTGTTTCTGAGTACCTGCAGTTAATCCTTCCTCTACAGGATAGTCAGTCCTAATTTCTTTAGAACCTATTGTTGCAGCGTTTCCAACTTGTGCCATATAAATTTATAGAAACAATGTATTTAAAATTATTCTTTCTTAGAAGAAGATTTCTTAGCTGTTTGTTTAGGAGCTTCTTTATACATGCTATCAAAGAATGCTTGTTCAGCTTCTAATAAAGTTTGATTTCCGTTAGCTTGATATTTAGCTAACCTAGATAAAGAACCTTCTTTACTCATTATGAGTTAAGGTTAGTAATCTTAGCAGCCGCGTTAACATCTGTCATAAGACATTCGCCTTCCTCCCAAACTCTAATCTTCTTTCCTACACCCGGATCATCCATTACAGCAGTTGTTATAGGCATAAAGCTTTTCCAAGTCAAGGCTCTGTTAGGTACTACAACTAATGCTTCGTCAGCGTCAACATTTGTGCTAACCATTACTTTTAATCCTAGAATTTCCATAACTACACCTTTTTCCATCTTTCCACTAGCAAAAGCTGGTATACTTGAACCTTTAGTAAATATCAAGTTAGTTAACATTAACTCATGGTCCCCTGGAGTTAACAATAGGAATGCTCCTTCTGGGTCATATCCGTCTACTCTTATATCTTTCTTAGCAGTCAATAAGTCTTTAACAATATTAACATCAGCTTGAGTAGAATTATCCCAAGTAGCAGTAGCAGCATTTGAGTTTCCTACTCCTGCTGAGGCAACATCATATATTCTTTTATCTACTTGTCTTGCTACAGCCCTTACTAAATCTCTAACATTAGTTGCTAAAATATCAATATCTGTATCCTTAATATCTTCTGAGGATATAGTTGGAGATTCTACAAAATACTTTCTAACATAAGAAGTTTGTCTTGTCCATGATTGTTCTACAACAACTGGTCTTGACCTTTCAGAAACATTAGCAATTTGAGAAGCAGTTATACCAGTAGTATCAACTGAGTCTAAAAAACCACTTGTCTTTTTATACCACCTAATTTCTCTGGCACTTGTAGTAGAGATAGTACATAAGCCTTTGAACACATTTTGCTCATCAGCAAAGCCTTTAGCTAGTTTGTCTATATCTATTCCTCTAATTGAGGATTGTCCGCTTGTTGCCATTATTCACCTTCCTCCGTATTTTCTTCCTCTTCACTACTTCCCTCAGCTTCTGCCTCAGTAGTATCTGCTTCAGTAGGAGTTGCGTGTTCATCTGTCATTATGCTAATTCCATACTAAAAGGATTTAATTCGAATAGGAATGATTGAGTATCAGTGGCAGTTTCTAAAGCTCTACCTACAATATTCTCTGAGTTAACATCTGCATTTACAAGTTCATTAGCTGCACCAGTTGCAGTATCCGTAATTAAACCTTTACCAACAGTTGTTCCAGCTGCACCGGCAAACCCTCTAAAAATTCCTCTCTTGTATACTCCAATCTTAGTCTTACCATCACTAGCAACTTTATCTTCTGCTGCTATTCCGGCACAAGCGTCAGTATCTCCAGTAGTAGTTGCAACCGTGTTAGGGTCTGTTAACATAAGAATTGCACCTTTAGTTATAGCTACACCGTCTGCACACGTCATAGGAATAGGTGTTTCTGTCTCGTGAATTAATGTAGCTTCTAGTGCCATGCACTTAGGTTACCAAAGTTACTATTTAAAACTTTCTATAATCTAACGTTGTTCAGATTTAATCTTCTCATCACACAATTTAACTATGTGTTCCTGAATAGTGATTTCATGCTTAGATTGTCCGATGATTTCTAAAGACTTATCCTTCATATCTGTCCAGAATTTCTCTTCCTTAGTTCCAATCTTAATGCCCAAATCCTTTGGCTCTTTCATATGTTACCTGATAAAACTCGGTCTTTATATTCCGTTGGAGTTTCTTCCTTCTTCTCCTCTTCTTGAGGAGCTCCCAAAGAAACACCACCTAATTTTGCCTTAGCCTTAGCATTCTCATTCTCTGCTATTGCTTCTTGAATAGATTTAGTTTCTTCCTCCAAGACTTTCACTTTGTCCGTTTCGTTTTGTACTTCTTCTTTTTGTTCTTCTTCTGCCATTGTTTTTACCTCCTTATAATCATCTTAAAGAGTTTGTTCTTGTGCTGTCTGAGCCATAGCTTGTTCTAAAGTTTCCCCTAATATCATTGCATTTCTTGCGTCTCCAATCCTATTTAATGCTCTGTTTGTTTTAGATTGTAAAGTTTCAACTTCTTCTGGAGAGTTTTGAAGTGTTGGAGATTGTATAATTAATAGCTTCATTCTGCTTTCTGCATTCTTAATTTCAATCTCTGTTTCTTCAAGTAATTCAAGATATACATCCTTATTAGCTGGAGTTCTAGCAGCAGCCATACGGTAATCCCTTACAGTATTTCCCATTTGTTGTATATTAGACGCCAAATCATCCACTCTTTGAGCTGCAATAGTTGGAGTTATTGCTCCTCCAAAATGCTTTCTCGCTATTCCTCCTATAACTGGTAAACCCTCTACAAGTTGAGCCAAGAATGATATATCTTGCTCTCCTTGTTTAATCAATTTAACATCTAACTCATTTAATTGTAACTTCAAAAACATTTGTATGGATGGGTCATTTGTGATTTGTTCTGGAGTTAAACCATTATCAAGCATAAAGTCTGTCATTTCAACTATATTATCTAATTGTCCTTCTTTTCTTAAATTCTTTAATGCTGCTTTCCCAGCAAAGGCTTGACCCAAAGGAGTATCTCCTAAAGTTTGAATTAAGCCTTTATCTGTGCCGGGAAGTTCTAATCCTTCAAATGCTTGAACTCCTGTATCTGCAAGTTCTCTTGCCTTTGGAATTTCTCCACCAGTCTCAGAGGCAGCCAATATCTCTGCGTCAGTAGTTGGGATTTCTTGTTGTTTTTGGATTCTATCAATTACATCTTGGCTAACAGCTCCCTGTTCTTTAAACTTCTGTAATTGTTCTGGTGTTGCTTGTGAAAACTTCTTCAACTGTTCTCCTTCCTCTACTGTTAAAGGAACTCCTGACTCTCCTTGAAAGAATTTAGTTCCCGGAGTTTGAGTTCTGGCTCTTTGTTCTGGAGTTAATTCTCCTGTTGTTCTAGCAATATCTCCTTCTTTCCTATCTGGGAATTGTTCCTTTAAGTGTTGGGAAAGTTCTGAGTCTGTTAAAGGCTCACCAAACTTATCTGTTGGTCTCTCTGCCTTAGATATTTTAGAAGGGTCTTTAAGACCTTGTATATCCTTTATAGTTTGTTTAGACTTCTCTAAGCCTCCCTTTAATTTCTCTTCCTTTAATCTCCTTCTCCTTTCTCTATCAATCTTTCTCTGTTCTCTTGTTCTTACCATAGATTCTTATATCTCCCCCAATATTTAGCAAATTCTAAACTCATAGCGAATGCTATTACTGCAAACCCAAACCATGCCTTATTCTGTGTAATCTCTATTACTCCGAATGAAGTTAAAGCTAGAGCCATTGTATTAATTAGAGTTTCAATTATTGGCTTGTTAGTATTATGTTGGAATTTCTCAACTTTAGGCTTCTTTGTCATTCTCTACCTACCTGAACTTGAGTGTCATTAGGCTGTATACTTGTTTGACCTGTATTCTTCTGCTCATCTTCTCTCATCATTCCACCTAATTGAGGTGGTTTGTTGAACTTAATTTTAATTGCTATTTGATTCCAAAGGTCTGATTCTAATTGTACTTGCTTACGGGTATAGAAAGGCTGGAACGTGAGGAATCCAACCTTTCCACCCGCTTCGGTTAAACCTTCTGAAGTAACAATGGCTTTTGGAACTCCAGAAGACTGATAGAATAGGTTGTCTAAATAAGTCATCCATGACAATCTGTCCTTAGTAGTCATAGGATTGTCCTTTAATTCTGAAACCCCTTTCATTGTGACTAAAACTTCTTTTTTCTTATAGGCTGTTTGAACTGCATTAATAGCAGCTGTAATTTTAGTCGTATCTTCAGTATCAACTTCTAATACTCCAAGCATTTCTCTATGACGGATTAATCCTTCATCATCTAAAGCCTCAGCTTTCAAATCAATAATTTTCTTTAACGCTGTAAATATAGAAGTTCCATGAACTTGATTAGCTATCCTATTCCTCATAGTATGGAAGATTTGATGAGGTTGAAATACTTTATTGG